TAATATTAACTAAGTCTCAGTTAAAAAAACTAGGTGGTAGAATTAATGAGGCCCCTATAGATTATGGTGATGAGCCTGAAAGAATGGACCCAGAACTACAGAGAAGGATAGAGACTGGGGATTTTGCTGGTGCAGGAAGTGATGCGTACCCTGATGTGGATAAAGATGGTATTCCGGATACTTTTGAAGAATTAGTATCTTCTAAAAGATTTAGAGATGTGGTGGAAAAAGTAAAACACTATACTGGTGTACCCAATGTGTCCCCACAGAGTTTTGGACAATTACAACAGATGTTAATGGGGGCAGTACAAAATGTATTTAGAATAGAAGAAACCAATAAAGAGGCATTAGAAAATTTAGCTGTAAGAATGGTAAGAGAAGAAATGTCTATACCTGAAACTGCTTTACAGTTTGACGCTAAGATTGTAGGAATGGGGGAAATAGACGCTAGTGGTATGAATACTTCTAGTGAAGAACAACAAAAACAACAACCACAACAACAAATGGACGCAGAAGAAGAAGCTGTAGACGCATTTGAAGATTTTGATATTGAAAAACAAAAAAGAAGATTTTTAAATCAATTAATACAAGGAGCTTCAAAAAAAGGCCATTATATGTTTCATTTAGTTGAGGAAGAGTTAAATAAAATAGACCCTAATTTAATTAATCTATATGGTATTATGATGTCTATTAATGATTTAGTCTATTGGATAATGCCTGACCAAACTACTATGATGATGGCTCAAAGTGGGGAATCTATGGCGGGTAAAGAAGAAGTGGACCCAGATACAGACCCACCGACGATTAAAGCAAGAGGGATAAGTTTCCCAGTTTTAGTACATGAATTGATAAAAGGAGTTATGGAGGTACTAGCAACACAAGGGTTACCTGATGACCCTAATAGAGCACAGAAGGTTATGGATTCAGAAGATACATTGACAGCGGAAGTGTGGGACTTAAGGTTAGGTCCGGTTATATGGGAAAAGTTTAGAGAGTCATACCCTATTAAGTTATCCGATGATGACATGATTGAGATTCAGAATTACTTATTTAGTGAATTTGCAAGAATGGACGCTAAAGACATGTTTAGACTAACAAAAGAGATTTTATCAGCAACCCCAGAAGGGAAAAAAGAAATGAATGATTTAGTTAGTGGGATAATTAAAGAGTTAAGTGACCAAAACTATGAAGATTCTATGTCTAATGACTATAATGACGAAGAAGGTGGTGGTGGAGTTGCAGAACCACCTAGGGAACCAGCACCACAGAGACAATCACCACAACCAACAGTAGAACTAGATTTGGATTCCATCCTAGAAAAAATTTATAGTGGTGGAATGGAGTCACTAACCGCTTCAGAAAAACAATTTTTAAATAATCTTAATAAATAAGTTATTTAACTTACATAGAAGTGTTCCTATATTTATAGTATATGAATAAGGAAGAAATATACCAAGAATACATCAAATGTCACCAGGATAGTGCCTACGCACTAAATACGTATTTGGAAACATATGATAACACCCAAAACAAATATGTCCCCTTTAAGTTATTCCCAGAACAAAAAACAGTAGTAAGTAATTACGAAAAACACAACGATAATATAGTATTAAAGTATAGGCAAGCTGGTGTGTCTACAGTTACAGCTGCTTGGATATCAAAAAAATTACAATTTGCATCTAAAGATAAACCAGAAAAAATACTAATTTTAGCTAATAAGTTAGATACAGCAACTGAAATGGCAAATAAAATTAAAGTGTTCTTACGTCAGTGGCCTACTTGGGTAGATGTTGGTTTTGATAAGGACAAGAATTCTCAAAAACATTATCGTTTAAATAATGATTCAGAAGTTAAAGCGGTTGCTACATCGGTGGATGCCTTAAGGGGTTATACCCCTACTATTTTAATTTTTGATGAGGCTGCTTATATAGAAACTGGAGCAGATTTATGGGCGGCTTGTATGGCATCTTTATCTACTGGTGGACAAGTGATAGTAATATCGACACCTAATGGGTTTGACCAAATATATTATGAAATATACGACCAAGCAGTACGAGAACTTAACGATTTTAAAATAAGTGTGTTAAAGTGGTATAACGACCCTAGATTTAATAAAGATTTAAAATGGGTGAAAACGAAAGATATAATCCACTATCTTTTAAATACAGAAGATTACGATGAGACTAAAGAATTAAAAAATGTAGGTGTAGACAATTATGCAAGTTTACTAAAAGACGGTTACAAACCTTATAGTGGTTGGTTTGAGGAGATGAGTAAAAAGTTAAAGTATGATAGACGTAAAATATCTCAGGAACTAGAAGGAGCTTTCTTAGGTTCTGGTGATAATGTCATTTCTTCTGAAATTATAGAAAGTATTTCAGAAAATGTATGTGAACCTAAGGAAAAGTGGATGGGTAATTCTCTATGGGTTTGGAAAGAACCTAAGGAGGGACATAAATATATTATGGGGGTAGATGTTTCTAGAGGGGATAGTGATGACTTTACTTCTTTTATTATTATAGATTTTGATGAAAGAGAACAGGTTTTAGAGTATTTAGGTAAAATTCCTCCTGATATAGCGGCTGAGATAGCCTATAAATGGGCAGTAAAGTATAGTGCATTTATAGTTACTGATATAACAGGGGGTATGGGTGTAGCGACATCTAGAAAATTATTAGAATTGGGGTACAAGGACCAATATTACGATGGTATAAAATCTAATGATTTATGGAAATACAATCCAAACCAAGAAGATAGGACACCGGGTATTAACTTTAATAGTAAAAGAGCTCAGATAATCCAATCACTGGAGGAACAACTAAGAACAGGTTTTATAGTTAGGTCACAAAGATTAATTAATGAATTTAAAACTTTTGTATACATAAATGGACGTGCGGACCATATGAGGGGACATCACGATGATTTAATTATGGCTATAGCAATGTCATTATATGTCGCACAAAACTCATTTACACAATTAAAAAAGAATGTAGAACAAGCTAAAGCCATGATTGACAGTTGGACAGTTACTGAAGAGACTCACAGACCAAATCCGACACCTTCCATATACCAAACACCACCAAATTTAGGGGGAAATCCAGGAATGGCAACACCTAATGACGCAAAAGACTATTTATGGCTGTTTAGTGGACTAAAAGGAGCCCCAAAACAACAATAGATTATGGCAAAACTAAAAAGATGTAAAGAATGGAACATTCCAGGAAAAAGAAAAAGAGATTGTGGGAAACATTTAAGAAGTGTACTACATCAGAATGTTTATGCATGGTTAGAAACGCCAAAAGACCTAGGATGGAATAAATTTAGAAAGCAACCAGAAGCATGTGTTGATTTCGACCCCACAACTTATGTAACAACAGCAACTGGTGCACCATATATAACAGAACCAGAAGAAGCGTATGTTGTATGTGGATATGTTGAATAGAACCTTGACAACCTAATTTAATTTATTAAAATTATAACAAATGGCAGAACCACAATACACAATATATCAGAGATTAGCGAAACTATTCGGACCGCAAGGTTATCAACAAAAAAAGACACCTACTTATAATTTTGATAAGAAGGAACTTTTAAGGACGACTGATAAACAAGAATACGATTATGAAAAACTACAGGCTCAACAAACAGCCTACCTAAATAATCAATGGCATAAGGTAGAATCCAACCTATACCAACAAGCTACATACTACGAACCTACTAGATTAGCAGCTTATTATGATTATGAAGCTATGGAATTTACTCCAGAAATATCAGCTGCATTAGATATTATGGCAGAAGAGTCAACAACTACTTCTGAAAAAGGACATATTTTAACAATATATTCTGAATCTGCTAGGGTAAAAAGTGTTTTAGGTGATTTATTTAATAATATTATGGATATATCCACTAACTTACAAATGTGGGTAAGAAATGTGTGTAAATATGGTGATAACTTTGTTTACCTTAAAGTAGACCCAGACAAAGGAATTGTAGGTGTCAACCAACTTCCTAATATAGAAATAGAAAGAGTAGATAATAAAGTAGATACAGCCCATTATAGTCAATCACCAGACTCTGGAGAAGAAAAGAAAGATGTTAAATTCATCTGGAAAAATAAAGGGTTAGAATTTAATACGTGGGAAATGGCTCACTTTAGGTTATTAAGTGACGATAGAAGATTACCATATGGTACATCATCATTAGAAAAAGCTAGAAGAATTTGGAAACAATTATTATTGTCAGAGGACGCAATGTTAATATACAGAACCTCAAGAGCCCCAGAAAGAAGGGTATTTAAAGTCTATGTGGGGAATATGGACGATAAAGACGTTGAACCTTATGTACAAAGAATTGCAAATAAATTTAAAAGAGACCAGGTAGTAGACCCACAAAATGGAAATGTGGATATGAGGTACAATCAAATGGCGGTAGACCAAGATTACTTTATACCTGTAAGAGACCCTAATGCCCCTAACCCAATAGA